CAACATAATCTCTTACATCATTTGCAAGAGCAATCCTTTCTCTTAAAAGTTCAGCGTTTTTTAATTCGCTGAAATGACCATCTTGCAAGAAATCATATTTAATTTTTTCTTTTATAGCAATCCAGTCATCATCATTAATTATTGACTTTAAAACTAATTGAGTTCTTAATAAGTCATTAAATAATTCTGTAAACTTCTTTCTTAATCTTTGTACAAACTTTGTAAATTTAAGTTCGTCTCTAGTAATCTCGGTACTTCTACCTAGATTGAAACCTTGACTTGCTTCTAATCTACTAATTGGTACATTTAGAGAACGATATAGTTTTCTTTGGAAGTATTCTATATCTGCAACTTCACCTAGGTTTTGACCACCAGGTAATGTAGATATATCAGTTCCTCTACCACCTTCTCTACTAGGTAACCAAAAGTCTTCAAGCATAGACATATAGTTTCTATCGTCTCTAATCTCTCCTGTACTTGCGTCATAGACAAGTTTGTTTCTGTATCTTGCCATAACATCACGGAGATATTGTTCTGCTTTTACTTTAGGTAAGTTACCTACATCAATTTTAAATATTCTTCTTTCAGGTGCTCTTGCAATTCTGTAAATAACAACAGCGTCTTCAATCATACGCAATTGATTTACAGGTTTAATTGCCTTATGCAAGTAACCCATAACCATATTTTTGTTCAAGTCTACTAAACCACTTGGACAAAAAACTATAGCGTCTGTAGCAATCTTAATACCACCACTCGCCATACCAGGTCCTGCAACACCTTTTTCATTGTATAAAAAATATTCGTTATAGTCGTGGACAATCTGTATATTTGCAATAGCAACAGGTCGTCCTTTTTTAATCTCTCGTATCTTCTTAATTTTACGAGGATCAATATATCTTAATTCTGTTATACCTTTAATAGGTGATTCTCTATCAATAATTTTATGATAGTATAATCTACCATCAACATACCATCTACGAAATATGTCGTGTCCTTTTGTACTAAAGTTCATTAACCTTAGCAACTCTTTAAATTCATCTTCAATTTTTCGCTTAATTGGACTTGAAAGTCCTGTATCTGATAAATCAACTCTTACTGGATCCTTATCAATTTCATTAGCCACAATTGCTTCATTGACAATATCTTCTATTGCCATATCGCATTCTGGATGAATTGATACCTCTCTATATCTCCTAATTAAGTCTTGCTCAGTTTTAGCAGTACCTTCCATATCGAGGTACTGACCAAAATAACCTCCAGCGGCGACGGTTTGTGTACCGTCATCCGCTTTAGGTTGAGTAAAACTTTGTTTAGGGTCTACTTTAGGTTTAGTTCTAGTAATTTGAAAACCGAAAAGCTCTGCCATTTTATATCCTCAAAGTTTTATTATATATTTAGTCTACTATTAAGTAGTTGTTCTAGCTTCGAAAAATAGATATCTAAATGATACATCAAAATCTTCGACAGCATCCGTTGGTTCCATATCTAAATCAATAGGACTTATAGAAGTTGGGAAACAACCTCTTAAAGTATATGATTTGATAGTAGTTCCGTTTCTATCAAGGTGGTCAATAAAAGCGTCAACTTGATAGTCAGCAGGATTAACTAATCCTTCGTTGTCTGACATATTGTTGATACCATTTTGCCATCTTTCAAAAGCGTCTCTTAATTTAAAGTTAGTATCATTAAGTACCTTAATTGTCCAAGGTTCAAAAGTTCTATCACCAGCTAAGTAGATTGGTCTACCACGGAAGTTAACCGTTGTAGTTCCAATTGCCATTGCAGGGATAGATGTACTTTGACATAAGAAAGCTAACTCTTCAGTTTCACCACCTACTTGAGCGTAACCAGGAAAAGGCATTGTTACCTTAAACTGGTTCTTACGAGCACCGCCGCCAGCAAGTTTAGTTTTGAAATCGTTAATGTTTGCCATTTTTCATTTCCTCCTTAACCTGCAATCTCTTCAAAAGAGATACCAGTTCTAGTTGCGACAAAAGATAAAGTGATAAAGTTAATTGAACGATTTGGTTTCACAAATATTTCAGCAATAAATTCGTTTCTATCAATTACTTCGCCTGTGTTGTTAGTTTCATCACACACTACCAAAAAGTCTGTGATACCTCGTCTACCTTGTACTTCTCTTAAAAAAGGTTCTACTAGGTTTCTAAAGTTCGCTCTTGTAAATTCGTCATTAAATTCAAAGAGTTGGAATTTAGAAGCAGTAGAAATTGCTTTTTCTAAAGTGATAAACAATCTTCTTACATTTATTCTATCAAAAGCACTTGGAGTTGTTAATCCAGTTTTGTCTCCAAAAAGAACAATACCTTGACCAGGGAAAGAAACAACTGGGTTGATTCTTGCTCTATAAAGTTCGTCTCTTTGAGTCTTATTTGGATTGTAAGCAACTTTACTAGCACCTCTTATAATACCTCTATTTAATCCAGCAGGACTAAACCAAGAGTCATTTGTTAAGTCAGTTCTAGCAGTTAAGCCAGCCATATCTCCATTTAGTGGAACATATCTGAATACATCATTGTATCTGTCATACATATATTTGTATCCACTATCGAATACAACATATGAAGATGAACGAATACCATTGAAGAAGTCTAGTACATTGTTAGTTTGTGTAATTGCAGAAGCAATACCAACTACATCAGCTCTTTGTGGACTTGCAAATACAACACAATCTTTTCTTGTTTCAGCGATTGTAATTAAATCACCGATTAAGTTTGCGCTTGCATTACCAGCCATTATTAAGCTAACATCAACCGTTTCACCATCTTGGAATAGTTCAAAAGCAGTCTTTCTTACACCATCACTTGCTGTACCATCTACACCACCTGTAAAGGTTAATGAGATAGGAGCAGTAACATCTGTAAATGTTTTATTTGCTTTTGCGTCTCCCCAATTAGTTCCGTTTGAGTTGTGGTCTCCCCAATATATTAGTGAAGATTTTTTAAAGATAACTTCAGGATAGAAATTGTTACTACCTTGAGCGTCTTTAGCGTCTTTAGCTTTTGACACATTTTCAAACTTCTCTAATACTTCGTCTTTTGTTCCGTTTATAGTACCATCTGAATCTACTACTACTATGTGCATTTCATCACCAGAACCACCAGCCGCAGATACATCAGGAGAAGTTCCTGGAGCACCAGACACTTGGTCATAATACTTCCATCTTCTTCTAACATTTGCACCGTTAGTAATAATTCTAGTTAACCCACCTGATCCAGTTCTTCTTTTGATAGTTAAGTCGTTTGTAGCAACAGCAGTTACTTCATACTCCTGACCATCATCATAGTCATCTGTTCCAGCAGAGCTTGAGAAAGCGATAACATCGCCTACACCAATATTAGTTCCACTTGTTACCGTGATTTGCGTATCACCAGCTGCTACAGCAGAATCGTTAACGGTTGTAACACCTTTAACTTCATATGCTGACGCTGATGGACAAACAGAAACAGATAAACCATTTCCATATGCACCTGCATTTCTAGCAACAAATTCGATTCCAGAGATACCTGTATATGCACCACTTGCTAAGTAAGCAGTGTTATAATCATTTCCATTTTTTATCAATAATGCTGTACCAGAGTTTGTTACAGCGTTTAAAATTCCTGTATTTTCAGTTCGTACAACTTTCAGAGCGTTTGAGTATTGTAAGAAAGAAGAAGCAGTAAAATACTCTTCAAAGTTATCTTTCGTAGGTTTACCAAACACACTAACTAATTCTTGTTCGTTAGAGATTAATGTAATCTCTCCAACAGGTCCTCTAGTTGCGTTGAAAGCATATGCTCCAATACTTGTAGAGACAGCAGGAACTATGTTAGTTAGGTCCTTTTCTTGTACGAGAACACCAGGTGATACTTGAAATGCCATTAGGTTTTCTCCTCTTATTTGTTAATTGTATTTAAATTTAAATACATAATGTTATTTTTACCTTTGTTCAAAGTCCGTATTATTCATACGCCCATTGCAAATTCTCAATCAATACTATTTATTATATGCCATTTCTACACTAGTTTCCTTTGCGTACAACTGGATGCCAGACGGTTCCATACTCATCACTAAAGGGTTTTTCCTCTTCAGGTGTGCCATCATCTACAAATCCGAATGGTGCCATATCTTGCTCAATTAATTTCTCTTGTTCTCTATACATTTCTGCTCTAATGTTCCTATCAGTCATTTCTTTAAAGTATCTCTGGTTGACTACCCAACCAAAAATGACTAGACAAGTCATAAAGTCATCATTACAGCCTTCTTCTGCCTGCCAACTTTGATTTTTTTGTACATAAGTTGACATTTCTTCGATAATATGAAAGTCGTTGATAATCATTTTATCACTTTCAATAATCGCTTTAATATTTGCAGTACCCATTTTCTTAATCTGTTTTGTCATACGAACACCTAATTGTGAGCCTCGTTGACTAAACATTGCACCTAGTATCTGACCTGCTCTACCTTTTTGTGTTGTCATTAAAATATTGTCATATTCAATTTCAAAATGTAAACCATCTGATATTTGAGCGCCTATGTCGTTAACTTCAACAAGTATATGTGCCTTATTATATTGTGTACATACTTTCGCAATCATTTCAGGAAACAATATAGGTTTAATTTCGTTATCTCTAAATGTTGCAACAACTTTATATGGTAGTTCAGTTACATCATAGATAATAAATGCCGAGTAATCTTTTAATGTACCTCTAGCAACATCAACCGTACACAAATAAGTATGACCTTTTTTAGGTTCTTCAAATACTGATAATCTACCATTAGTCTTCAAAGGATTGATATACGGTGTCGCCTTAATCTTTGCAGGACTAATTAATGTATTTACTGAACCTAAAAACTCACACTCAAACTCACTAGCAAATTGAGTAGCACTAGTGTTTCTTATAGTTTCTTCTTTCCACTTCTCATCTCTACCTGGTACTTCTGACCAGTGTACTTCCATAGGAATATAATCATTTTTCTTTGTTTCAGCGTCTACCCATAGTTTATAAAATTGATTCATACCATAAGGTGTTGATACGATAATAACTTTTGTATTTTTACCAGAAGTAATTGTAGGATATACAGACGCAAAAAATCCTTCAGCGATTGTCGTAGGTACGAAAGCAAACTCATCTAAAAAGATAATGTTATATGAACCTCCTCGAATAGCACTTGATGATGTTGCGGCCGCAATAATTTTAGATTTATTTTCTAATTCAATATTACCTTTGTTCCAGTTGATAACACCTTGTTGTAACCATCTAGGTAAGTTCTCATAAGCAAGTTGTAATCTACTTAATATATCTCTTGCAGTTGATGATTTGTTGGCAAGAATAGCAATACTAGAATTAGGATTAAATATTGCATAATGTAACAGATAAGAAATAATAGTTGTTGATTTACCACTTTGTCTAGGTAACTTATAAATTGTAAATCTGTTTTCGTGCATATTTGTAATCATCTTGTCCTGAAACTTGTATGTCTCAAATGGTACAAGTCCTTCGTCAAGTGATACAATTTTTACATAATTCTTAATAAAGTATAATGGGTCTTGTTCACACTTCTTAAATTCTACAATCTGTTCTTCTGTAAATTCAATCGGTGTATTTACTTTTTTAAGATTAGGGTTACCTAAATATGCGTCTGTTAAATTACTCATCTATTGGTTCTAAATCCTCTTGCATTTTTTGACTAGGTGTTATATCTTTTGGTTTATCTTTATCTTTTAACATCTTTTGTAAATCAGTTGTACTGCCTACAAACAATGCGTTTTTAATTTGAGGTGTTGCTGTTTTAGGCAAGTCTTTTAAATCTTTTAGTTTCTTTTGTAAGTCTTGTAGTTTATCAACGGTGTCTGCTACATTTTTAATTAATGCACCAGCAACTTCGTATGCTCTAGGGTGTTGACCTTCTTTTGCAACATCAAGTATACCTTGTATTGCCTCTTGTCCTTTTTCAATAAGATTATAATAGTTTTCTCTACTATATTTGTAATCGTTATCTGTATCAGTTTTGTCTTTATCTTCTTCTCTAACTACTGGTGGTTCAAACTTCTTTTGTTCCATTAGTTCAGCGTTAGGTTTACTTTCGACACCTAATATTTCGTTTACTCTATCTTCTAGTTTACCCATTCTCTTCTACCGTTATATTTGCATTTAACACCACTCTATATGGAGACTTCATAGGCATTGATGAAGTATGCCATATATCACACTTAAACATTATAGCACTATTCTCTTGTGGTTTTATTCTTTCTCT